GGATCGGCTGCTGGCCGCTATACTGATCGGTGCCGGAGGCGGTGCCAGTTGCAGACCCGGAAACAGTGCTGGCGAGGTTCGGTCCGCCAGCCGTCTCGCGAAGCTCAAGCGTGCTGATCAGCGTGAAGCTGGCACTGGTATAAGCGACGCGCACCCGCCAATGCGTTGCCGGAAGACCGCCCGGCGGCGTCGCCGTCCCGCTACCACCGCCGGGTGGAACCACCACCCCGCCCAGAAGCCGGCGGCGAGCGGAGGCAAGAATGCCTAGCTTCATGCCGTGAGGTCCCCGGTAAGGAGCCACGTGTTCGCTGCGACCTTGATGGCCGTTGCGACGCCGTGCTGCCCGGCCATCTTCAAGGCATTGCCCCGAACCTGAATGATCGCTCCGGCACCAGCAGCGAAGGTCGTCTGCCCCGCGCCGTTCTGCGAAATGCCGATCGATGTGCGGAGCGGGAAGTTCACGGTCGCGTCGGCCGGCAGGGTGAAGGTATTCGCCGAGCCGGAGGTCATGCGGACCAGCGCGTCGGCGTCGGCAAGAACCGGCTGATAATTAGCCGCCTGATCGTTGATCGCGCTGATGCCGCCGCCGCCGCCGCCAGCGATGCCGCCGAGATCGCCCGACAGGACCCACGTGTTCGTCGCCGTCTTGGTCGCAATGATCGTGCTGTAGCGTGCCCGGCAGGTGAGGTTGCCCGGCGTTTCGACCGTGACTCCGGTTCCAGCCGCGATGCTGGTCACACCAACACCGGCCTGCGTGATCATGACCCGCGAGCCAATCGCGATCGGCACATCGGCCTGCGGTGGCAGAGTGACGCCGTTCGCAGCCGCATTGTCCATTCGGATGAAGGCGTTCACGTCGCTCTGGACCAGCGTGCGCGAGGCGGTCGTCTCGTTGACGACGATACGGCTCTCGGCCGTGCCAATGAGGTCGCCGTCGAGAACCCACGTGTCCACGCCAACCTTGGTGATCCACACAAGGCTGTAGCGGGTGCGAAGCTGGAACGAAGACGGCGACAGGATCGTGACGCCAGCGGCCGGGACAAAGGTCGTGAACCCGAGGCCCGCCTGAGCGACAAGGATGCGTGCGCCGATACCAATCGAGGACGCCGCGTTCGCCGGCACGGTAACCGTGTTCGCCGCGTTGCTGGTCATCCGGAGATAGTTGCTGACATCGGTCGAGGCGAGCGTGTGGTTCGCCGTGTTGTCCTCGATCGTGATCATCGCGTTCGCCGTGGGCGGAAGCGAGACCTGAGCGACGTTGCCCGCACCATCGACATCGAGCAGGCGGGTTTCGAGACCGCCGCCGGGGATGGTCACGAAGGTGCCGGGAGCGCCGGTGACCTGAACGGTGATGGGATAGTTGGAAGAGTTGCGAACCGCGAAGATGCGGTTGGCATTGACGCCATTGACCTGCGCCGGAATCCGAAGAGTCCGGGCGGCAGTCAAACCGGTCACCTTGAAGATGAAGTTGCGGGTGAACTGGTTGACGCTCAGCGTCACATCGCCCGCAGCCATGTCCACCGCGAGGGCGGCGTTCTGGGCGGACTCAAGGGCGCGGATGGCGGTGTTGATGGCGACTTCTTTGCCCGACTGGTTCGGGGCAACTTCGGTGACGCCGAGGAATGGTGTGGTAGGCATATTGACCTTTTTAGAGGCTGGAGTATAGTTAAACTAACGTCAGGAGTCAAGCCTCTAATAGAGTTCGGTCATGTCCCAGTCGTTGGCGTGGATGCGTTTGAAGTGGACGTATTTCGAGAACCCGTCCACAAACCCCACCTCGAAGATTTCGACGACGAACTCGTTGATGTCGCCCTTCGGGAAGGTGAACTGGAGCGGAGCGAAATTGACGCCGTTGTAGATCGCCACGTTGCCGGTGAAGGTCGGCGTTTCGGCTTCCCACGGCTTGTCCGCCAAGGTCTTGTTCGGGAACACCTTGTAGGTGAACCGGGCGAGAGACCCCTGCCCTTCGCGGTAGAGAATCTCCGGTCCGCCGTCCTTGAGTTCAGCCGTGATGCGGCTGCGGCGCTCGAACTTGATCAGGACGTTGATGCCGTCGTCGCCGCATGTCACGCACTCAGGGGTGTAGGGCTTGAGATCGTTCGGGTCCATGTCGAGGCCGACCGGGGTGACATCTTCCACGTAGTTGCCCGCCGACACCGCCTTGAACGAGTGCTTGGCGTCCCATTCGTTCGGGCCGTTTTGCAGCTTGATGATCGCGGTCTGGTCAAGGACAATCAACCGCTCGCCCGGCTTGTGGTCACGGACAGCATAGTTGGTCCCGCGACGTGCCCGCAGGATGCCACTGATCGTGTAGGTGCCGTCATCGTTCAGCTTCGCGTCGCGGAACTGGATAACTTCCTTACCAACCAAGATGGTGTTCTTGCCGGCGAACAGTTGCTCATCGGTAATGGACTCAAGGGTGTCCGGCTGGAGGTTGTCGTCGAACGACATCATGCGGACAGTGAGCTTGAGCGTCTCGTCGATGCCATAGCTGATCCGTGGCGGCAGCGCTTCCGAGACGAAACCGTAGACCGGCTCATTGGCGATGGACGCGAGGTCCTCGTATTCAAGTCCGTCGAGGCTCTCGTGAACGAAGATGGTCTTCGCCCCGGCTGGCGACATCGATCGCGCCGCGAGATAGTAAGCCGACGATACACCCATCGTGTCGTCCGTGTCGCGGAGCAGCGGCGTGTTGAGGACGAACAGTTCCACATGGCCGCCCGGTTCCGAAGTCTGGGCCGGGATGCCGGTGCCGTGATCGGCCTTCGCAGTTGAGACATAGGCGGCTGGCAACTCGGAGATGCCTTCGCACTCGATCGAGAAGTCCACGCCCATGTTCATCTTGCCGAGGCGCATGGTGTAGGCGGTGCCGGAGTTCATGGTCAGCGTCACCACGTCGGCCGGATCATATTTCAGGAACGCCCAAGGCAGCTTGGTGCGATAGCTCACACGGTTCGACCAAGCCATCTTGAGGGACTTGTCGGCCATCTGCTTGGCCTGATCGGCCGTCAGCGTCATCGGTAGCTCGAACTTGTGTTCCATGTTCGAGTGCATGGACGGGATCGGGTTGACCAGCCGCTTGTAGAACTGCGAAGACTCCTGATAGTCCCGAGCCACATCGGCGTAGGTGATCGAGACCCGCATCGGAAGCTCAAGCTCCTGCTGCCGGGTTTCCTGCACCGACACGTCTCGGCCCTGCACCCGGCCGATCTGGTTCTCTGTCCAGTTCGCTTGGCTCGCGCCGCCGCGCATCTTGATCTTGATCTTGTAGTCGCTCTCGAAGCCGTCGAAGAAGAAAGCGCTGGCAAGCTGATTGAGAACGTCGCGGGCCGTGCAGTCGCGGGAGATCGAATATCCGGTCATCTTGTGTGCCGCGAGAACCGAGGTGTCGTAGTCTTCCGGGTTGAGAGCGCCCGTCTTGTTCAGCACATCGTTCACGACAGTTTGCACCGTCACGTCACCGACGCCACCACGGAGGTAGATACGGGTGGGGTGTCCGACGATGGAGTCCGTGCTGTCGTCATAGCTGTTCGCCATGAGGGCACCGCCGCCGTAGGTCACGCTCTTGGGAGGACCTAGCAGGCGACCGGTGCTGAGGTCCGCTTGGAAGATACCTCCGCCGGCCGCCCATGCGACCTTACCGCCGAGAAGATTGGCATTCTCGCACGACGCGCTTGGGGTTGCGCCATTCTGGATGCGATACTCAGGACCATAGTCCCGGTGACGCCACTTCCACTTCCACTCACCTTCGTCGAGCAGATACTTGCAGAAGCACCACTCGCCGTTCGAGACGCCCCAGAAGATGACGCTGTTGTCCGACTTGTCGTAGGCAGCCGTGTGTGCGCCGAAGTGGACTTCGGGGAACGGCGACACGTCGTGCGTCGTCTTGACGATGAAGGGATCATTGCCGTGCCACCAGCTACCGTCAGGGTTCTGGCCGTGTGCGCCCATAGCGGTCGCAGGCACGCGGAAGTTGCTGATCCGCATGGTGCCGGGCACGATGTCCCATTCGATGATGTTGCACTCGGCGATGCCCATCTCCTCCTTGCCGCGAAGCATGAGCGCGGAACCAAGGGAGGAGTCCGAGCCTTCATCGCCGCCCCAGATCAGCGCTCCGGTCGCGAGGTTCGCCATGAAGAAGGGGCCGCCGACCAGCGGCTCGATGCAGAAGATGTGCGTCGGACCAGTCGGCGTTGGGATGCGGAACGAGAAAGAGCGACCGAGGCGAGGAAGGCGCTCGGGCCACAGTGGGCTGCCGCCGGCCGATCCGGCGATCTTCGCGACCATCTCCCCGGTTTCCGTGGACCAGACACCGATGCCGCCCCAAGAGCCCGAACCGTTGTCGCCCGTGATCTGAGCCTCGTCGGTATAATACTTGCCATCACACGAGAAGTAAGAACGCGTGTGGGCCGGGGCACCCCAGCCATTCTTGCGACGCACGCGATGACGCTCCGTCATGGTCGCCATGTCGAAGGTGATGAAGTCTACGCCGTCGTAAGCGACCACCGTGTCGCTCTCTGGGGCAAACTGGGCGGCTGTTTGGTGGTGAAGGACCGTCCCGTTCGCTTGCGTGAACGCGATCTGCGGAACATAATCGAAGGACGAGCGCGACATTTCGCACGTAAGCTGAGGAATGCGGTTGCCGAAGTCTTCAAGCGGCATGTTCTCGAAGACGAGATAGCACATGCCGCGATAGGCCGGCGCTTTCCCAACGCCTTCCTTCTGCTCGATGATAGGGTCCGGTAGCTGTTCCTCGGTGCCGGCATAGAAGCGAACCTTGTAGTTCTTCTTCTTCTTGCCGTTCATCATCATGGCGATGATCTGGAACATCGCTCCGGGCGTGTTCGGATTGAACGTGCCCTTGCCGCCGGTAACGTCCGATCCGATGATCAGCTTGCCGTCCGCCCAGATGCGGTTGAAATTGTTGACCACGCCCTTGCAGAAGGCGATCGCGAACGAAGCCGTGTAGGTGTAGGTGACCTGCTTGGGTCCGCCCTTCCCGCTCGACTTCTTCTTGTGTTCCTTGATCCCAGCCGTCCAGATCAGGTTCCCGCCCAGCCGCATGGTCCCGTAGAGTTCGGGGATGCAGTTGCCGTAGGTCGAGGCGGTGACCGTCAAGTCCTGTAGACGCGGGCCGTGGATCGTCGGGGCGAACAGCATGTTGCCGACCATGCCGCCGATCATGGCACCGACCTGAGCGCCGAACGGGCCGCCGATCGCAAAGCCGATGGCCGCGCCGGCAACAGTGAGGACAAGACGTGCCATTTAGTCGATCAATCCAATGATGTTGCGGGTGGAGACGAGGAGTTGCGGCCACTCATGGTCGAAGGGTTCTTCGACGACCTTGCCGGCGGTCGCATAGGCGTGGATCAGGTGGAGACGATCGTGCTTCATCGTGAGGAAGCCGGTGTGGGTCGGGAATAGTGCCTCGCGGAAGAGACAGATGGTCCCCGGCAGGAGATCGTTCGTGTGGGTGGTCTGGTTGAAGATGTGGCGGCGGAATGAAACACCGTCCGGGCTCCGGCGGTAACCGGTCATGTCCTCGACCGGCAGTCCCAAGTCTTCGTGGACCTTGATCAGCAGCCCGGCGCAGTCGATGCCGGCGGTGGAGCGGCCCTGATGAACCCAACGAGTGTCGAGCCATCCACGAGCAGCTTCCACGATCTCGTCGCGAGTGACACCCTTACTTTGCATCGGGATACTTCATGAGTTCATCCTGTCCGGGCACGTGTGGTTCACCACGAAAATTGAACTGGTTCCCATACTTGACACAGGTCGCGAAACGCTTGTCGCAGCCTTGCGCGATCTGAATGGTGTCACCGGTGGAAATCGGGTGGGGGAAGTTCTCGAAGAAAGTCGCCATTCCGGTGTTGATGTCGAAGTTGATGATTTCCATCACCTTCCCCGTGTTCTCGCCCGAGGTGAACTTCAACATGCCACCGATGTAGGTCTCAGCCCCGGCCGCTGGAGCCGCGAAGCGGATGAGCGGAAGCGTGAAGCCGGAGAAAGACCGCAATTCCCCGCTGGCCCACGGAGGTGTCGTGATCGCCTTGGCGACCGACCAGTTGATTCCGTCGTCGGAGAAGATCAGGTTGAAGCCGGTCGGCGCTTGGTGCCCGTAGTTGATGCGGGATCGGAGCGAGATCGACTTTACATCCTTGGCGTTCCCTTCGCCAAAGTCGATCATGAGGCGGTGACCAGCCGGGTTTTCGACGGTGTGGTAGAACGATTGCACGTCGCCGTCGCGAGCGGCCGAAGCGGGCGTGCTGGCGTTGAAGATCGAGGTGGCGGTTGCAGTGCCGCCCGCGATCGCAGCCCCGGCTTGATCGAACAGGCCCAACTCACCGAACGAGACGTGATTGGTGTTCTGCCATGCGATGATCTCGATGCCCCAGTGGCGGTGACTTCCTACCGAGTTGGGATCAAACGCCGCAGCGCTGCTGGTAAGCCGCGCCTGTCCTCGTCCGAACGCCTCGTGGATTTGGCCGGTCCGTGTGTAGTTTGCGATTTGGAGCTTGCACTTGGTGCTGCAAAAGTCGGTGCGGCACTCAGGCGTGTAGCTCTCCATGAAATTATGGCCGAGCGCCTGAGCGAGGCCGCGAATCTCGGTCGTGAACTCGCCGTTGTCGGACAGCGTGACTTCGCCCATCCAGCCGCGACGGAGCTTGAGGTTGCCTTGGCTCGGGTCTTCCCAGTTCAGGGCGAAGATGTAGACCTTGGCGAAATCGAACAGGCCGTTGCGAAGATCGTTCTCGCTGATCCGATCGGAATCCAAGAACCCCATCACGTCAAGGTTATCGACGCTGTAGCCATTCTCGGTGCTGATCGCCGTGCGGGTGTAGCCGGTCTCCGACTGGTAGACATCGCCCTCAAAGGTGATGTTGTTGTCGTGGTCGGTGAAGCAGAAGGTTTCACCGTCCGTGCGGACGATCTTCCAACAGGTGCAGAGGGTCGTCACCTCGCGGTTGAGGTGACTGTCGAGAGCCGCGCTGATCGTCTTCATGGTTTACCGGAGCTTGAGTTCAACGAGAGGGATCGAGGGCCACGACATCAACTCGAAGTCGTCGTGCTGGACCTTCATCTCGTCGATGTCGAAGCGGACCGGAACGTGGAACTCAGCGGACACAATGCGGATGATCTGGCCGACCGGAACTGGGCTGGTCGGCCGGATCAGGCCAGTGTCGTTATAGACCAGCACGGTGTGGGCGGGTTGAACGACATTGTTGATCGAGATAGTCACCGAGCCGGGAACCAGCTTGCGGATGATGCGATCGTATTGGTAACCGGAGTCGGGCTCGTAGGTCTTCTTGGCCTGATGGCTCTGGACCGTCCCGTTGCCGATGCCGATGATCTGGTCTTCGATTGTGTAGTCGGCCCAGTCCTTGAAGCGGAACCCGTATGCCTTGCCGCGCCGGGCATAGAAGAAGTCCTGCAAGTCCTCCATCTGCTCGCGGGTCTTGACGCCATGACTCACGTCATAGTTGGCCTTGACCTCAGACCAGTTGATGTTGCGCTGCTCAGCGCCCGACGTTAGCTCGATGACCGTGGTGTTGAAGGCCGGCCCGCCCGAAGACCCATAGGAGATGTCTTCGGGGAACAGGACCTCGTGAAAGCTCGGCAGGGGCATTAGTTGTTCCGCTGATAGGCACGTGCCGCCGAGCCGTGCAGATCGGCCGCGATCTGCTGCTTGGACTTCCGGAAGGAGTCCGCATCCGGCGATGTCACGTTAAAATTGACTTGAACAGGGCGATTGTTAGCACCACTCGACCCGTTTGTCAACTGCACAGGCACCTTACGTCCACGCGACAGTGGAATAACTGCTTCGTTGTCGTGGAGGATCGCAGGGAATCCGCCCGAGGTGTTCGACGTGCCTTCCGCATAGTGCGGAGCATTCTTGAAGATCGCCGGGCTGACGTTGTAGCTGTTGACGAGGCCGCTGCCGCCCACGCCCGTCAGACCACCCTCAAGAGCGCCGGGAGTCGGAGCGCCCTTGGACGCCAACGCGGTGCCGATCTTGGTGACGAGACCGGCGATTCCACCACCGCCGCCGCCGCCGCCAGCGCCGCCGGCCGCCTGAGCCGTCATCATCTGGGTGATCATCATCGACAGGAACATGACGCCGATCTGAGCGATCGGGCTCTTCATCTGCGACGCGAACATCATGCCGACCATCGGCATCATCTGGGCCATGTTGCTCTGGAAGCTGTTGGCAACCGCTGCGCCAGCCTTGTCCGCCGGAGTCCCACCCGGACCACCCGGAATGCCGCCGGTCGGGCTGGTGGTGCCGGCAGGAAGCGGAGCCAGCGGATCAACGCCGCCAGTGACGGGGAACAGACCAGCCGTGCCGCCGCCAGCGATGCCGCCAGCGCCGTTGGTTGCGACGTAGAGCGGGTTGGTCGGATTGGTGCCGACACCGGTGGTCAGCAGGTTCGGCATACCCGGCTTGCCAACGCCCTTGTCGAGGCCGGACACGCCGAAGCCGTCCATGAGGCCGCCGCCGACCGCACCGGTGGTGTTGATGGCGATGTTGGCAGCCGTGGTGATGATCGGCTTGGCAATGCTCAGGGCCGCACCGCCAACGGCACCAAGGCCGTCCGAAGCCACGCCCGCAACCGCGCCCACGCCGCTGCGGAGGCCGCCCCAGAAGCCGCCCATGTTGGCCTGAGCCGTCACAGGGTTCCACGCCGGGTTCGCGCCCACGCTGAGCGCCCCGGTAGCCGCGTTGACCTGATGCACATACATCGGGGTCATCATGTCCTTGCCGGTGCGATCCAGCGGCGCGGCCTCATACTTCGCACCCATGAGCTTCGAGAAGAAGCCACCGGTGAGGGTCGGGTTCTGCCCGTTGGCGACCTGCTGCGAGGCACCCGGCTTGAGGAAGTTCAGGAACTTCTCGGTGACGCCTTGCGCCGCGAAGCGCATGATGCCCGACTGAATGGTGTCGAAGATCGCGTTGAACGAGAACTTGCCCGTCATGCCGAGGTTGTAAAGCTGGTCTTCGAGGCTCTGGAGGATGTTCTTGTCGAGTTCGTTCGCGACCTCGCCCGCCGACTTGATGTCGCGGATATAGCTGCGGATTCCGTTGTTCTCGTAGAACGTCTTGTTGCGCTCCATTTGATCGGCGAGCGCCTTCTGCTGACGCACCTCGGCGGTCAGGTTATCGACCATCTGCTGCGAGAGTGGGATGCCGGCGGCCTTGGCGCGGTTCACCTCGTCCTGCACCGTCTTGGCGATCTCCGCCTCGGTGGTGGTCAGTTGCATGAGGGCGAGTTCCTCGCGGCCCTGCTGGAGCAGGCGCGTGCCGAATTCGAGATCGATCGCCTTCTGCTGGGCGCTATACTCGTTGGAATTCTTTTTGCGGATGGCACCCGCGCCAATGTCGTCCGGGTTCACGCCGCTGAGCTTCACGAACTGGCTGGCGTCGGCCGAGCGCAGAGCCGGGTCCTTCATGATCGCAATCAGCCGCTCGATAGCGGTCGCGCTGTCCATCGCCCCCGTGCGGAGGTCGGTGATGAACTTCGTGAATCCTTCGTCGCCCGGCATGACAAAGCGAGCGAGTGCGGTGATGTCGTCGATGTTCGACTTCAACAACTCGATCGACGGGATGGAGCTACCAACCGCGTCCATGCCCTTGGCGAGCGACTTGAAGTCCTGATCGAGCTTCTTGATCGCAGCTTCCTTGTAAGCGTCTTCCAACGCCGCCTGCTGCTTCTTGAGCATCTCGATGATGTAGGCGCTGCTCTTGCCGTAGCGGGCCTCGATGTCCTTCATCGCCTTGGCGTTGACGTTCCCGCTGTCGCTCATGGCGGCGATCAGCGAGTTGACCGAGACTTCGCCGTCCTTCGCGTCTTCCTTGAGGTTGGCGACGAACTGCTTGTAGCCCTTGTCGTTGAGGAGCGCGTGACCCTCATCGGTCAGCGTCTTGACGAAATCAGCGTAGAGCTTGCCCATGGGATCGCTTTCCATGAGCTTGTCCATCAGGCTATCGACCTCGGTCTCCAGCTTGTTGCGGGTTTCCTCGAAGGTCGGCTGACGGGCACCCTTACGGGTCTTGCCGCCGCTCTTGGGCTCGGTCGGAGTAGCGCCGCTCATGTTGGTGCCCGGCTTGAACTGCGGAGCCCACGACTCCAGCGGCTTGGACCCCTCCTCTTTCAGCAGGCCCTTGAGGCGCTGCTGATCGGCGTGGAGACGGTTCAGGTTCGCGGTGCGATCCTTATCCGACTGACCATTGGTCCAGAAGGTCTCGAACGAACCGGACACCTTCTGACCGCTACGCTCGAAGAAGTCGCCGATCGACTTGAAGCCGCGACCGTTGCGACCAGTGAAGCCGGCCATGAGGTCGTCACGGCGCGTGCGAACGTCATACTTGCGCTCGGCAAAGTATTGGTCCGAGTTGCGCTTCATCTGCCCCTTGATGTCTTCAAGGCGGGCTGCACGAGCCGCAGCAGCCATGTTCCACAGGTTCTGGGCAGCCGCGCCGACCTCGCCTGCGAACGCGTTGATCTTGGGAGCCGCGCCAGCCGCGAACGCGCCGACGTTGCCGGTCTCAGCACCCGAGATCGCCGCTTGGCTTGCCTGATAGTTGAGCATCCGAGCGTTCTCAGCGAGAACGTCGGTCGTCTGCATGGTGACACCCTTCATCGACATGTAAGCCGACATGAGGCCCATGACGCCCACGGTCGCCACGGTCAGCGCCAAGCCAACCGGACCACCGAAGATCGCAGCGAAGCCGCTGGCTGCCATGCGGGTAGCGTTCATGGCAACGCGGAGGCCGTTCATGGCGACGATCGACGCCTGAGCGCGGATGTTGAGCGCTGCGAGGCCACCGAGCAGCGGCATGGTGCCGGCAGTTAGGCGGGCCATACCAGCGCCAGCGCCCGCGCTTGCCGCCGTCATTTGGGTCAGGCCGGCCGACGCGCTGACGAGCGCCCCACGCATGGTGAGGAGCGGCGTGACGATCGCACGGCCGATGTTGAGGGCGGCCGACACGACCATCCACTTGCCCATCAAGTTGAGCGTGGTGCTGAGCGGACCCTTGATCGAGTCCCAGTTCTCACGGAGCCACGAGAAGGCGGCGGACGCGGCGTCAGCGGCCGACGCGAGGCGCTGACCAATAACGTCCGCGAACTCCTTGACGTTCTCAGGCGACATGGACTGGTTGATGTTGGTCAGGAGGCGCGTGAAGCCGTCCGAAGCGCCGGCATCGCCGATCGCCTGCATGAGCATGAAGAAGTTGCCACGGAGCTTCTCGAACTGCTTGCCCGGCGTTGCCAGCGCGACTTCGAGCGAAGGACCGAAGTCCTCCTTCATGCGCTTGGCGAAGTAGGTCGCAACGTCCTGCGCCTTGAGCATCTTGTCCTTGAGTCCCTTCTCAAGGCTGACGCCGAGCTTCGCGGCCATTTCGGTCGCGTAGCCCATGGCACCCGGAAGATGCTCGTTAAGCTGCTGGTTGAGTTCTTCGGCCGACAGGTAGCCCTTGTTCATGACCTGCTGGAGCGCGAGCCACACGTCGTTTTGACGATCCGAGGTCGTGCCAAGCACGGTCATGGCCGTGGAGAAGCCCTCGAAGACTTCACGGGTCTGGTGGACGGCGAGGCCCGACTTGTGAGCCGCGATCGACAGCTTGCCGAAACCGATCTCAGCCGTCTTGACGTTCATGCCGAACTTGATCGCGGTCTCGTTGACATACTTTAGCTGGGTGTCAGCGAAACCGGCGGTGTCCGACAGGACCATCATCATGCCACGGAACTGGGTCGCGGCGTTGACGGCCTCGAAGAACTGGCGGCCGAGTTCACCGATGGTCAGCGAGCCGAGCATGGTGCGGAGCGCCGAGCCGACTTGGAAGGTGCCGTTGAACGCGTTCTGGAGGCCCATCATGTTGATGGACGCCTGACGGGTCTGAGCGTTGAAGCGGCCATAGGCCGGGTTGAAGCCGCCGAGGTTGCCACGGAAGCCGCCCAGAGCGCCGCTTGCAGCGCGGGCCGCAGCAGCGATCTGCATCATGCCGGCAGCGATCTGCGCCGTGTTCTGCGGCGGCTTGATCGTGTTCAGGGCATTGGCGAAGTTGACAAGGTTGCGGACGTTCGCGGGCGTCGGCGCACGGAAGTTGCTGACACCGGCGAGTGCCGACATCAGGGAAGCGACGTTACCCGACTGGGCACCGCTCAGCGAGCGAAGTGCCATACCAAGGTTGCCGATGTTGGTGACATCGCGCTGCGACGGAGCCTTGAGGTTCCGCATCGCAAGCGAGATCGTGGCAAGCTCGTTCGCGACGCCCGAGACGCCCCGGATACCGTTCAGCTTCTGGAGTTGCGGCGTCGCCTGAGCGACGGCTTCCGCGAACTTCTTGAGGTTGTTGGCTTGGCTGATCGGCGGAGCCTTGAAGCCCTCCATCGACGCCTTGAGGCTACCCAGCGCCTTGATCGAGCGGAACGCATCGGTCAGGTCCGGCATCTTCTCCAGCGAGGTGAAGAAGCGACGGGTGTTCTGGGCCTGAGCCGAGGACGGAGCCTTGAAGCCGGCCATGGCGGCCGACAGCGCCGACAGCTTCTTGGCTGCCGACGCGTCGATGTTGATGTTGCCGAGTCCTTCGAGGGACTTCTTGAAGGCGCTG